ATCGAATAATCAGAATTTGTTGTATCATTCTTGAAAAAGAACATTACAACTTTCCCTGAAGTAACTGCGGATGATTGGATTGTCATTTGCTGAAAATATGCTTGTTCATATCCTGCCGTTGTAATATCTGAGCCATCAGCCAAAACAACCCCATTAGACAAATCTCCACCTGTTGAAGTATTTGATGTATCAATATCGAATGACATCAAATGAAATCTTATTGTATCTCCTGTCGAAGCATCAGCCCCAACCCATACAGAACACGCATCAATCGTAATTCCATCAGGAATATACCATAATCCGACAACAACATCATCTGCATCTGTTGAAATCGTATAAGATGTATCAGGATTAGTACCTGTCCCAAATCTACCTGCTGTTTGAGTTTTTGCAATACCAAAGGGTACTTGTATATGGTCAGTTGAGCCATAAGTCGCAGATGAAAGCGAATCAATCCCAAAATATGCGTATTGTGTATTCGCATGATATTGATTAATTCCTAACTTTACATAATCATTAGTTGAATCAATTAAGAATAATAAATTACCATCTTTGTCAAATACTTGCTGTAATGTTGTTGAATCTGCACTTGGTTGTAATTTACTTGCGTCTTTGGATAAATGCAGAGCCGAGCCTATACCATTACCTGATTTAATCTGATCCAAATTACTATCAAATCCTGCATTGGCATTATCAATAGTCAATATATCCTTATAAGTTGATGCTATGGTTTTATCTGTCAGGCTCATATCTTCTCAATCGTTACATAACCACCGTAGATAATATCTGAGGTAGCATTTACATTAATAAATATTGATAGGTAATTTGTATTCGTTGCATCAACATCGGTAATATCAATCTCTGTGCCTGTATTTCCTGTGCCTCTACTTGTATAAGTTCCGCTTGATATATCTGCTTCATATACCGTAATTGCATCGGTAGAATTACCATAAATCATTACATGAGTTGCTTTATAATTCGTTGGAATAACAACAAAACAAAATAATTCACTTGCAGAAGATTTAACTCGAACTCCATAAGTCCCTGTATCATCTTCTATTCCTATTGAAAAAGTGGAATCATCATCACCTACAAAATCTCTTGGCATAATCTTAATACGGTCGTCACCGTGCCAACCTTTGTATAAATCTGCATATCCTTTGTTGGCAAAGTGCATTTTATCGGTTGGAGTTGGGACATTACCATATTCAGTAACATCTAATCGTCTAATCTTACCATGATATTTAGATAATTCTAAACAGGTAGAATTACCATTATTATCTTGTAATGGTTGGAAATCATCGCTAATTGGATGTTCCATTCTCATTTCTTTTTACCTCGTTTTGGTTTCGCTTCTTTGATTGCTTCACCCAATTTACTAAGTTTTGAAGAAAACGCAATACCAGTCCATCCTGCACACACCATAATAAGTGTGTCAAATAATCCCTCATCGATATAACCCAACTGAAATAATATCACCGTTACTGCAAATCCGCCGAATCCGATATTTCGCTTCTTAGAATTTTCTCCAACAAATAACCCTGTTAAATTCTCTACTGTTTTATTTTTACCTGCTATTTTTGTAACTAAATTTAATAAATTCATTCTTTCCACCTCTTATCAACTGTTTCTTTTAAATTGTTAATTTTATCAATTAATTTTACAATAATTTCTTTTAAATCAATAATTTCTTGCTTCAAATCGCCTGTCATATACTTAATTAAGAATATCAATGCTCCTGCAAGAACACCAACAACACCTAATTCCTGAACCATCTCACCCATTATTTATAAAATCCCATTAATGCAATTACTGTTGCAAAAAATACAAATACCAAAGTCATTATTCCATTAATTTTAGAAATCTTTTGCTCGTTATCTTGCACCTTAACACTAAGGTCATCAAGTCTTTTTATTATTCGCTCTGTATCCGATTTAATCGCCTTAATCTCCGTTTCAGTTCTACTCAATTGGATTAATACCTTGTCCCTAAATTTTGTATCTTCAACACTTTTCATTTAATAAACTCCAATACCATTATGTTTATTCCCCTTGCCAAGATGAATAAAGGTTTTAGAAATTGCAATATCTTTAAAAAATCCCATGTCTAAGGCGTAATAAAGAAAAGAATAGCGTTTATATCGGTCTTTTAATGATATATCCACAGCCAAGCCGTGAGTGTGTTGATTCTTTGAATTAGGCGAAACTTCTGCATTATATTTTTCACATCGATAAGCAGAATTTACCTTAAACCCAAATCCACATTTATCTCTGAGCAATTGCAGTTTCTCCATAAAGGTCGAATCCATATTACAAGCCCCACAGCAAGAACACTCTAATTCACTTTTTTTGAAGTTCTTTGTCATCTTCTTTTTTATCTAATTCTTGTAACACTTCAATTTTACCGACTGTTTTCCAGTATTCCTGCTCAATTAACTTTAATTTATTTTGCAAATTCTCTAACAATGCTTTATCCGACTGTTTCACCCTTACCCTTATCAGTTATTTCTGTAAATGTATGCACAACAGGAGCAGACCTTTTAGTTTGTGTCTGTAAATGAGTTTCAATTGCTGTTTTAATCGTTCTCTTTGTAGCAGTAGCAGAAGTAGAAGTATCTAACCAATCATGGTAATTACCATCTGCATCAGTTACACCAAATACCCACCCAATAAAGGTAGAGCCATTCATCTTCTTTTCCATTCTAACGATGTTACTCGCTCTTGCTTGTGTTCTTGTGAAGTTTGCCATTATACTGCTCCCCATGATGAACCATTATAAAAATTCAATACATTAGTTGTCGTGTTATAAATGACTAATCCAGCTGCAGGTGATGAAATTGCATCTCTTTGTGCAGTTGTCATTCTTGGGGGTAAAAATCCTTTAACTGTCGAAGTTATATCAAGTAATGCTGTGGAGTTAGGTGCTGATGTGCCTATTCCTATACTACCATCTCCCGAAAATGTCATCTCTTTTCTTGAATCAGTATCGTTATACATAGTAAGTCCGCCATCAAGCAGTCTGAAACTATAACCATCGATTGCAATATCCGACCTTGTCATTGGGATTATAGCTCCTGTGCCTGAAATATCAAGGTTTAATTCACTTGATTCAACAGTACCACCAACCCCGATAGATTGCATCATTCCACCAAGCATATTATACCTCTACTATTCTTACAGAACCTGTCGTGGTAGAATTAGAAATATAGTTAAACTTAACTGTATCACCTAATCCACGAGGTACTGTTAAAAATGTTAATGTATTCGCAGGTAATAATAAATCGTCTGCATTTGATACATTTATATCCGTATCTGTTGCAGTAAACGAGAATAATATCTCAACGGCTGAATGAATTGCTAATTGTGCAGTATTTGCACTTATTGAAAAATGTGTCGTGTTGGTATCGTCTGCGTTTGAACCTGCAGTTCCTGAAGCTGAAACAGTCCATTCACCACCCACACCTGTTGATGCGTTTAGTGCTTCTATAACTGATTTTTTTCTGAAATCTGCCATTAGTCGCTCACTTTCTCAACGGTGTAACCTTTAGCTTCATATACTTTCGCATAATCACCCAAATCATAACGATAAATTACGCTCTTTGGTTTCGTTATTTTATATTTAACAGGCTTTTTTACTTTTGCCTTTTTAGAATTTTTGCTTTTAGCCATTACTTTAAATCCTTATTTGTATGGTTTTTTGAGTGTCCCCTCTCCAAAACCTGAAAATGAGCCGAAATTATCAACCCCTTTTCCTTGTTTATTCCGAATAATCCGATCACTAACTTCTTGCATATAATCCATATATTTCATTGGCTTGTTTTTATAATATGCTTTTTGACCTTTGTCTTCATCTTCAACTAATTTGAGGTTATTATTCGGATCAAGTTGAACACCAAAATCTTTATTATTTAAATTTCCTATATCTTTCATAATACAAATAGAGGGTGAATAAAATCCACCCTCTACCTATTCATCTAATTAATTAAGATATTTCAGTATGAATTTCAACACCGTGCAAATCAACTAATTCAGTAACAGCCCAATAACCATTAGCTACTATAATTGTTGATGCAGACTTTTCATCTCGTTCACTTTTAACTTCAATAAAAGAACCACCACCTGTATCAACAAGTCCTGCCCCTAAAGCAGTTTTAGCAAATACAGCACCTTTTTTCTCAGTTGCATCTGCACCATTTGGCACTTGTGAAGAAGTGTAGAAATTAACACCACCTAATGAAGTAACAAAGCCTGTACCAAATATTTGGTCACTTGCCGTATTATTTGAATTAAATACTGCATTACTACCATTAACAGCAGAACCGCCTAATTCATTCGATAAACCAAATGAACCCCACATCTGCAATGGATGTAATACTGCTGAATAAGGTCGTGGTGCATCATTTTGTTCTAATGAACCAACTGCATCCATAATATCTAAGAATTTCAAGCCATCTGTTGATGTACCTTTTGAAGTTGCAAAGCCATCAAATAATGCACATACCGCATTATCAAATTCAGCTGATACAGTATTTCCTAATACCATACCTGCTTGTAATAATGCACCCTCTGAAGTTCCATGAGCAACTAAATCGGTTAATTCTGCATTAATATTGTTTCTTAATACTTCAATTGTATTAGCAACGGATGTCAATGCTGTTGCATCTTGTTTATCACCCTCTGAACCTGCCGCATTATTAGTAACGCTTGTTACTGCAAGTTTAGACCATTCAGGAAATGATACGCTTGTCGTACCTTTTACCGCATATTCTGTTGAAATAAGCGGAAATGTTACATTCGCTTTGTTAAATTGTATAATTGCTTTTGCTGTAGTTATGCCACTCGCATATCCTACCGCAACATCTGTATCTGTTTGGTTTGTGACCGCAGCCATAATTATCTCCTATTATTCAAGGCTTTCTCCGCACCGACAGGGTCTTTAATTGCAAACTCCTGCCAATTAGCATAACCGCCAAATTCCGCATTTTGCGTTCTCTGATTGGTTGCTTTTGATGTGTTTTGAACCGTTGTTTTTATGGTTTTATTCACATGAGCCTCTAATTTTTCTAAATTTAAATCTGAATAAATGATTCTATCATCTTCAGGTATCTGTTTCAGTAAACTTTCACGCTTACTCGCTTTATAACCTGCCCATTCTTGTAATTGGCTTTCTTGCTTTTCGATTAATGAGTTCTTTTCCTGCAACAACTCTTTTAATTGACCTTGTTCTTGCATCTTTGCTTCTTTTTGCTTCTGCTGTTCGTCATTAAATTCAGACATCTGCGTTTTTAAAGCATTTAACTCATCTTTCTGTTGCTTGAAAACCGAATAAGGTATTGAATGTTCAGTTTTAGTTTCCTGATTATCGCCAGTAGGATTGGCTTCGCCCTGATTAGAGCCAGTTGGATTGGCTGTTTCCTGTTTATTGTCATTTGGATTGACACTCATAATATAACTCCTTTTTGATTAAATAAAATAATTATTTCTTTTCCTTGATTATTTTTGTTCCCTCTTTGCTATATTCAAGAGGTACTAATTCGCATTGACAATGTTCCCTGCATACCGAAAAACCACTCTTTGGCTCTCCAATTAAGCTAAAATATTCAGCCGTTCCCGTCACGCCCTCTCTATTATCACAGTCAGGGCAAACATTACTACCTGCTGTAACCCATAAGAAATGCTTAACACCTGCATCTGCATACACATTACCGACCGCTATATCCCCTGCACTCTCTACACCATTTGCCATAATTGATTTACTTTTATTTGCAAACGCTCCGAAAATACGACCTTTGTCTTTTAAATCTGTTTTTAGCTCTTTTAAAATATTAACATCTGAAACACCTGTCGCTTCCATAAGTCCTGCAAATTCTTCAATGTCCGCTGTTGTTCTGATTACATTTGCCTCGACGGAAATCATCATATATTCTCGCAAGTCCTCAATATTCATACTCGTAACTTTTCTTTTAACTCTATTTCCAGTAAACGCTCAATCTTTGCTTTGGCTCTCGAACCAATACCAAACCATTCACGCTGTGGAACATTATCACCCTCATTATGCTTTCTGCCAATATCAACTCTCTCTTTAGCAACGCCAATATTTGCTCTTGGTTTACTCGCTGTCGCTCTTGGCTTTGTGTAGATATTACGCATTAATCCTGTTGCCCATAATGGAGTTGTTGGATGTTTATATCCTTTTTCAGATTTACTTACAATCGTGGAATCTGCTAATTTCTTAAACATTCTACCATTAATATCTACACCCTGTTCAATGCCCTCCATAATATCCAATTTAATTAAATCAATAACTAAATTAACCTCACGATGAAAGTCTAATTTCTTAAAATTAATATTCTTAGTTACTTTAATCGATGGCATTTAATATCGCCTTTGCTTTCTTTTCGCCTAATTCCCACGATTTAATAATTGCTGGTTTCTGCGTTTCCCATAAATCTAATAATATTTCTCTTAGATATTCGTGCTTTCCATTTGTATCTAATTTCATTAAAACCTTTAAATCAATTACTTGCAAGACCTTTTCCGCTTCTTCTTTGACTTGGTCTTTCAATGCGTCTATTTCTTTTAAATGATTATTGAGTATCGGCATTTCTTAGACTGAATATATTTGTCCGTTCTGCTCTTTGTGTAATTCTATCATCAAGATATGCAATAGCTTCTTCCCTTGATGCGAATTTATCAGGGTCTTTTTCCATAATATAATCAATCTTATCTTTGATTCCATTCTTAATCCACCAATCCCATTGAGCCATTTCACGCTCAGGGTCAGGAAATTCAATCTCAGTAAAATCAATATTAAAGACTTCTGGTAATGTCTGCCCCATGTGTGCCTGAATAATTGCTGATTCAATTTGATGCAGTCCTTTTTCTACAATACGAAATTTCTCGACATCATCCTGCCTTGCTTCTAATAATTCAAGGTTCTCTAATTTAATTGCAACGCCTGACTTCTGCGTACTTATTCCAAAATCAAATGCAATATGATGGTTATTGCATACATGCTGTATTTGGTGTTCAATACCTGCCATAATAGAATCAATATTAGTGGAATTAGTTATTGAATTAAGTGTGCCGTCTTGTATTTCAACAACTTTATTTAATCCAAGTTGTATTTTATTTCCATCAGTCCGACCATTTACCCAATATTGACCACCTGCTGACCTTATATGATGCTGTAACATAGTCATTGATATATCTATCTGCTGGTTAGCAATAGCAATATCAGAGCCATCACCGATATTAAAATATTCATCAATTATACTATTTGGCTGAACAGTAACAAATGGTAATACTCCATACGGATTAATATTATCATCATTAATCTTGATTATCTTACCATCTTCCTGAATGTGATAATGTTCTTCAGCTGTCCAGTAAGCAAATACATCCTGTTGGTGGTTGTGAATATCATCCGTTGTCTTATGTATCGGGTATAATACGCTCATTACTTGTAATGGGTTATCAGGATTTAATGTTACTTCATATTCAAGAATCGGTTTATATTCGACCTTTTCCTCGTATTCATTCCAGATACATTGAATTAACATCGTGCCGACTAAATTATGAATACGCTCAATCGTTTTTAATTGGTAATCCTTCCTGAAAAATAAATCGCTAATATCTTGATTGACCTCTCCATTATACATTCTTACAGGTGCGTCTTTATACACCATTGAAATTCTATTAATAATCTTCTTAGTAATTGAAGTTGTATATAATGGTATTTCTTTTTGAAGCGTACCCCCGAAATAATCTTTTATATATTGGTCGGTGTTTTGATGCTGATAATAATTAATTAATTTCTGCCTATGCTTAAACATGGCTTTAATATTCATGTCTTTGTAGTGGCTTAATGATTGGTCTATTGCTTGTTTGGAGTTATTGAAATATATCATGCCATATATGTCCTTGTTATTGGCTTAGTTATCGGATGCTCATATTCAACATAATAACCAAAACCATCTGAAAAATGCGTCAGTTCCTTGTTTGACTTGTCTATTTCTCTTGTTCCCTCTTTGTTCACCACTTGCTCTAAATCTCTGATTAATCCCTTGCATTTATCATCAATAATACAATCATTCATTATCTTATTAACAGCGTTCACCCTGTCCGTAACGCTCGGTGCTGAATTCCTTGCCATTAATTCAAACCCGTTCTGCCTGATTATATCATGGTCGGTATCATAAGCAGATGTCCGTTTCTGCTTTCCACTTGGATCAGGATAGACGCTCTTATATCCTGCTGAATATCTTCTGTTAATCTCATTGCATAACTGTTGTGTCATTAGTTCTTGTCCTCCAGTATGCCGTATGGATATTTCGTCAAATACTCTAATTCGTGGGGTTTGTCGATGTTCCTGTAATAATACGCAGGTGATTGGGTCGACATTGAAGTCCATACCAATCTTGATGGGTTTACTCCTGTCGTATAATACTTGTCCAGTATTCTTTTCTCTATCAAATGTATAATAGGTTTGTCCATGTTGTAGATTTACAAATTCCCCATGTAAGTATGCTTTGATTAATTGTTCATCATAATTTTCTTCTAAAGTTTCTAAAAACTCTTTAGGCAAATGCTTATTATCATAGCTTGATGCCTTAATCTGTTTATATCCAGTCTTTGGATTATCTACCCAATAACGCCATACCCATCTATAACCCTCTGGAGTGGTGGTAACAAATGCTGATAATGTATTCCCATCTCTTAACCTTGATAATAACATTTTCCACGCATAATCATCTTTGAGCAGATCGCCCTCATCAATACCACCAAATGCTAAATTCAATCCTGCCCATCTTCTGTAATTCTCTGCACTTCTTAACAATACATGAGCATAGCCACCATTCCATTTAACTTTATATTTTAAATCACTTGCTGAATAATCGTAATCAAATCCTGCCTCCCTTAATACCTGCTCAAATGTAGGTTGCAATACATCCTTAACCATTGGATAAACAGGTTCAGCCAATAATCCAATCTTACCTGCATTCAGTCCACATTCTCTAAGAGCCTTAACACATAATGCGTATGTTTTTCCTGCCCCATATCCTGCAACCATAGCTGGATATTTACTATCTGAATAAATAAAATTATGTTGATGCTGATAAACATTAAATGATGGTTGTGCTAAAGCCATTAGGAAGTTCTTCTACTCTTTGGGTTATTACTTGGGCAGGTTTGCCCTCCATACGCTCTGCTATAAACTGAATAGACCATTGGTCACCAGTTAGAGCGTTATCAACTACATTGGAAAGCATTTGATGTAGCTTTGTTTTGTTGCCTTTGACTGATTCGGCTGTAATTTCTCTCAAGATGTCGGGGATACATCTATCTTTTTTAGGTCGTCCTTTTGGATTACCTGATTTGCCTTTTACAAATCCCTTTCCAGTAACGCCACCTTGCATTTTCCCTTGTTTATCAACAGTCTTTGACAATTATATCCCAAAATTTTGGGTGAAATATAATACTAATTATTCACTACATTCAATACATATTTCTTTTTTCTGAGAACAATGCTCTTTACAGGTAGGACAAATGCCTACATCATTACCAACCATATCATCACCGCAACAGGATATTATTGTATATCCTCTATCATCACATTCATTACAACCCATATTTCTTTAACTTTCTTTTTACTTTTTTATAAATTAATGGCTTATTACCGCCTAATTGATTATATCTTTTCAATATTATATTAAATTGCTTTTCATCAATAGTGGAATATATCCCAAGATTAACCAAGATATTCTCATAATATGCTTTCATTTCAGGTGGGTTTTTCATTCATTCCTCCAAGTATCATTTCCCTTTGCGATCATCATTAAACAGGCTACAAAGTAACCTGCTATGAATCCCATTAATATTGCTATGTAATATCCCATTTATTCATCTCCTTTTAGTGCTTCTATCAGCATCCGAACAGAGCCTACTGTTTTCCATAATGGAGCATC